CGGTCCCGCCACTGGCCATAGGCGTCCTCATCCTGGCCCTGCAGCAGCTTATACTGATCCAGCAGCGCCTGGCCCTGGGTCTCATACCGGTCCCAGGCGTCCTGCTGCAGCTGGGGCACCAGCGCCGCCAGCTCCTGCATATAGCGGTTATACTCCTGCTGGCCCGCCTGCCGGGCATAGGAGGAGTCATAGCCGCCGGTCAGGCCCGCCGCCTGGCCCAGGGTGTCCTCCATGGCCGTCTGCCCCTGCCGCTGATACAGCCGGGCATAGCGCCGGAACATCTCGTCCCGGCTGGGGTCATAGGAAAAAGCCTCCCGGCTCTCCATCTGCCGCAGCAGGTCCTCCATCCGGTCCGCGTAAGGGGAGGTGTAGTCCCCGGGCTGCCGGGCCGCCAGCTCCTCCCAGCTGCGCCGGGCCTCCTGGGTCTCCCGGGAGGGGGTATACCCCTTCTCCAGGTCCGCCAGCCGGTCCTGGGCAGACTGCAGTCCCAGGCTGGCCCAGGTCTTGCTGCCCGCCACACCGTCCGGCGTCATGCCCGCCCGGCGCTGATAGTCCATCAGGGCGGCCCGGGTCTTTTCACCGAACCCGCCGTCCACCTCCAGGGAATAGCCCGCCCGGTTCAGGGCCTGCTGCAGCCGCCGCACCTCCTGTCCGGAGGAGCCGTACCGTAACATGGGATAGCTTGATGCCATATCGTTCGTCCTTTCTTCTCACGCCGTCCTGCGCCAGACATACACAGCCAGGTACGGCGGCATATTGTTGTGGGCGGCTCCCCCGCCTGCCGAGGCGGACGCGCCCTGATACTCGTTCCTGCGCCCGTCCGCGTCGTACAGCCGGATGGCCGTCACGCCGGTGACGTCGGACTGTCCCGTGAAATCATATCCATGGGTATGGGCGGGCATCTCCGCCTTGGTCAGGGTGTGTTGGGCCTCGCCGCCGGTTTCCCCCGGTTCATAGACGTCCCCCGCCGCCAGCAGAAACCGGTCCTTCACCCGCTGCCAGGTGCCGCCGAACAGCGTCTCCGGACTAATCTCTGATGCGGACAGATATATGCTGCCTACCGGCCACACGGCATCCAGCAGACGCTTGCCCCGGAACCATACGTCCCAGTCCGGCGCGATATCAACGGCCTTGTCGTGCTCGGCGTACTTGCCCACGCCCACGGCCGTGCCGCCCTGGGCCAGATGCACCGCCACCGCCGCCGTGGGGATGGCGTATTCCACGGTCCGCACGGAGCCCAGCGCGTCCACCGCCGACAGCTCCAGCTCATAGGACGCCGTTTTCAGCACCCCCTGGATCACCTGCTCCTGCCCGTTTTCCAGGGCGGTATACCCGCCGTAGCTGCCGCCCACCGGCCGCAACCGGTATCGCACCGTTACGGCGTTATGTCCGCCCACCGATGCGCACCCGCCGGTGCACGCCACCTTCACGCAGTCGCCGTCATCCCGCAGCACCCCGTCCGCGCCGCACCGGCCCAGCAGCCGGGCCGTCAGCGTGGGATTGGCATACGGCAGCACCTCCACGGCCTGCCCCGCCGCCGTGGTCCACCGCCCCCGGGAGTCCGTCACCCGGACCTCCGGCGTGAGAGTCCCCGCCTGCCGGATGATCCCCGTCTCACCGGTCAGACCCTCCACGGTCTGCCCGGCAAACTGCATCCGGCAGGACCGGACGCTGCTGCCCCGGACCCCTGCCGCCGTCACCTGGAACCCCAGGCGGCTGTATCCCCGGACGCACACACCCCACCCGGCAATGACGGCGTTGTCATTCACCACCTGGGCCGCCAGACTGGCGGTGGGCTTCACCTCCTCCGGCACATACAGCTTTATTGTGCAGGAGCTGGTCCCCACCACGCTGCTGCCGGAATAGGTGGTGGCCGTCAGCACACAGTCCCCGGCCACCGCATCGGTGATTTCCTCCGCCAAGGACAGGGGCGGCGTCCATGTCACCCTTGTCTCCCCGGTTTTCCCGCACACCGCGCCATGGGCGCTGCCTATCTGATAGTTGATCTTGTGAGTAAAACCTGCATCCGCCCGCTGCACGGTAATGCTTCCCGTCTGCCCCAGGGTCATGGCCCCGGCCTGGAGGCCGGATGCCCGCGGGATCACCGGCAGCGCCACGGTTTGGGCTACCGACAGCGACGCCGGCGTCCATTGGGAGGTAAAGCCGCTGTACCACGCTGCGGACAAGGCCGCGCTGCCGCTGCCGTCGGAGCGGTGATTCACTGTCACCGAGCCGCTGCCCAGCTTATACCATCCCTTGCTCTCATACCGATACGGCTGATACACGGTTTTCCCCTGCAAAATATACCGGCAGCTGTTGGCCGCCTGGTTGTACGACTCCCCGGTCCCATCGTAGATGTACAGCGCCAGGGCCAGAGTAGACCGGTTTTCCGCCGGGTCCTGGCTTACGGTATAGTCCAGCCTCAGCCGCCACCCGGTGGCGGACACCGCCCCGTAAATACTCGCCATTTTACCCTCCGATCCACCGGAAGGCCAGCCCCGAAGCCGTGGTGATCTGCCACTTGCCCAGGGTCACCCCCTCCAGTACCGTGATATTGGTGATGTACAGCCGGTTGTTGGACACATACGCCACCTCGTTGGCGTCCTGCCAGAAGGACAACCGCTGGGCGGTGAAGGTGGCCCGGAAGTTGTTCTGATCCACCACCGTCTCCCCGTCCACGTCCGTCACTGTCAGCCCCTGGCCCACGGCCACGCCGTATACAGGCACGGCCCCGTCATAGCCCACGATGCCGGTGCGGATATAGCCCTCCGTCTCCGTCCTGTACTGGCCGAAGGCGGCGCTTACGGCCTCCATATTGGCCTGCAGGTCCGAGCAGAAGCTGTAATACTGGGTCAGCGCCTCCGGATTTGCCTCCAGATAGGCGCTCAGCCGCTCCACATAGGTCCCGAAATCCGACACCGCCACATATTCGCCCTCCAGCCGGGCGGACAGCTGGTCCATCTGCCGCTTCACAAGCCCCGCGGTTTTCACGATCATGGACTTCAGCTCCTGATAGCCTTGGCTGTCCTTCCCGGACCCTCCTCCGCCGGCCGTTCCGCCGCCGGACGCCGCCCCGGTGCCGCCGGATTCCAGCTGCCCCAGGGCAAGATTCAGCTGCTGTGCCATCTGGAACAGATACGCATATTGGGCAACGGCCATCTGCTGGGGACTGCCGTTGGGCGCGGGAGGCATAGAAAGCGTCACGGCCCGTCACTTCCCTTCTCATACACCGCCGACAGGCTGTAGATCCGGCAGCCCCCCTGGCCGGTAAGCCGCAGCCGCAGCTGACGGCACCGCCTGGGCCGCACATGCATGGTGCACGCCCGCAGCCGCCCCACGCCGCAGAGACTTCCGGCAGGCTGCCAGCTGCCGCCTTCGTCATAGCTGACCCAAGCCCGGACAGTGCTGTCCGCCTCCGGCAAAAGCCGCAGGCTCAGCCGCACCAGATACCGGCTCTCCGGCGCATCCAATCCCAGTTCCCCGGTTTCCGCCAGCCACTGCACCGGCCCCTCCCGGTTCTCGCCGGAGCCCTTCATAGCCAGCAGCTGCCCCGCCGCCGTCAGGCAGTACAGGTCGCCGCCCCAGGGCGCAAAGCCCACAGCCTCCACGCCGTCCTCCCGATACCAAAGGCCCTGCCGGGTGTCCAGCACCAGCAGGTGCCACGCGCCGTTTTCATCGGCAGCTGAGAGATAATAGGACCCGTCCAGAGCCCCCGCCACGGCGTTGTGATACCGCATCTCTCCCAACGCCTGAGATACATGCACCGGCATGCTGCCGTCAAACACGCACACGCCGCCCTGGCTGTGGTAATACAGCTTTCCGTCCACCACCCGCAGGCTGCCGCTGCTGCCGGACTTCACCCCGGCGCACTGCACCGTCACGATCTGATGGGCGCCGCTGGCGCTGGGATACACCCGTTCCACGCAGTTTTCCTTGAAAAACAACGGATTCCCCAGATAATCCGCCGCTCCGGTGAAGGCCCCGTCGGAGCCGCGGGACGCGGCATAGCTGTCGGTAGACAGCCCCGCATAGCAGTTCCAGTTTTTGAAGTCCCCCAGCTTGCTGGCATAGACGGCGTTCACCGCCTGGCCGTCCACGATGCCGTACTTGCACCCCCACAGCCGGTTGCCGCTTTCCACCACATAGTCCATGTCCGGCACGGACCGCTCCACCGTCACCGGCTCCGTCTGGGACGACAGCCCGCCGGGCAGCGCCGTCACCACCAGGCAGTCCTCCTCTGCGGCCCGCAGCTGGAAGCTGCCGTTCAGCGCCTCCTCCCGGCATCCGCTGACGGATACGCCGTCCCCGGCCCGGAAGCCCACGCCGATTCCGGCGGCGTGAAGCCCCACGCACACGTCGTCCACCTCCGTCCAGCCGTCCTGGCCATACTGCCGCAGGGCAGTCTCATCGCCGCCGGTATCCAGCCACAGGCTGCCGGCCTCCGGCTCCTCCGGGGCCTCGTCCGCCGCCAGATACCCGCTGTACGCTGTGCCGTCGGGCCGGCACAGGGTGAAGGATACCTCCCCCTCGGTGACGCGCTTATTTTCCAGGCTGCCGAAATCCGTCAGGTCCTTGGTGTTGATGTACAGCTTGTCCGGCCAGATCAGCAGCCACGCGCCCATGCTGACCAGCTGCTTCTTTCCCTCCGACAGCACCAGCCCCGCCGCGCTGCCATTTATATACAGGGTGTGCCCGTCCACCCAGATAAGCCCGTCCTTGGCGGTCAGGCCCCCGGGAGCGGTAACGCTTCCCGCTATCCCCCGGGGGCGGCGCACCGTCAGGGTGGGATACCCCTGGGCGCACAGGTTCTCCATCTCCCGGAAGCTGCCCTCCTGCCCTCTGGGCCGCCGGTCCAGTCCCGGGAACCGATTCACCGTCACCCGGCTCTGCCTGGGTGCGTTGAGCTTCGGAAAGTACATACGCTTCCCCCTCTCAGCACAGCCGCAGGGCCCGCGCCTGCCGCCGGGGCATATGCCCCCTGCACCAGTGATCCCGCAGGGTCATCAGCCCGTTGTTCCACAGGGCCATGGCGTTGTTGTACCGCTCCAGCTCCCCGTTGGCATAGTGGATCTGTGCCTCCACATAGTGGCGGTACAGGCCGTCATAGGGCGCCGGCGCCAGCAGCGGCGCCGCGTCCGCCAGCTCGTCGGGAAGCTCTGCCTCCTCCCCGCCCTCGTGGGCGCGGACCACCTCCTCCAGC